TCATCGCGTGTCCCTCCACAGTCCCCTTCCCTGCCGGCGAGCTTCGGCCTCGAGGCGACGATAGCGGGCGCCGTAGCGAGGATCGGCAATGGCCAGGCCTTCGGTGATGAGCGTCCCGCCGATGTCCCGCCCCGAGGCGGTGCAGACGGCGACGATCCGGCCGTAGCGGTCGCGGTCCTCTACACGGCACCGGGCGCCGCCCTGCGCAAGCTGACGGGCGCGCTGGGTGGCTGGGGCGGCATAGGCCCGGCCGGTGGTGGAGCAGGCCCAGATGGCGGGCTGCTGACGGCAGCGGGTGTGCGGGGCGACCTCGCCTGCGTCGACACCCGCCAGGCGCACGCGGTGGTTCTCTCCGTCAGCCGTGCGGCACCGGCCGGAATCGCCGTCTGAGAAAGCCAGGGTGGCGCAGATCAGAATCTCGATCATGCTGGCCACCCCGACTTCGCGGTGAAGACGTTGGAAGTCGGATCGACCGTCAGGGCAGAAGCGAGATAGCCTGCATTCATCATGGCCTCTGCGCTCTCATCGGCAACGCAGATCGTTGGCTCCAGATCACCATGACCACAACAACACCCCGTCGTGCGGATACCCATGCGCCAGAGCTCGGTGATTTCCAGCGCAAGACAGGCATCAACGCATATTCCGCGCCCGTCAGGTCTGACCAGGAACGGCGGCGGCACAAGCTCAACTTGAGCATCATATGAGCCCATGCCCACGCGCCGGCAGGTGCAGGAGCGGATCATACCTCGTCGTCCTTCTGATACCTGGAGGCCAAGTGTCGTAACTTCCTGCTAAGCCGATTGTCGGCCTTGATCTTCGCGCGCCTCAGCAGGTGCCTCACTGTGCGCACGCTCGATCCGTCCCGCGCCGCTATTTCGGCTAGCGTCAGTCCAGCCTTGCGGAGTGACAACGCCCGATCCTGCCTGGGTGAGTTGCTCCGCCGCTTCGAGCGTTCGAGATGAACGTCCATCATTCCCCTCCTTCGCTCTCCGGGGGGGGGTGGGGCGTTGCGCTGGACAGTGATGGACCAGTCACCAGCTTGAACGCCCTTCACATGGAACCCCTCAAGGCTTGTCGTGAACGTCTCCGCGTTGGACTCAAAGGCCATGCGGGCGGCCTCTTTCAGCCCCATTAGCATCAAGCCAAGCCGACGCTCTCCATCGTCACGCCACTCGGTTTGGGACCAGTCGGTGACTGTCTGAGCAAACCGGCGGAAATCGCGGCCTAGCTCTTCATCGGTCATTTCTGGCCAGTAACGCTCCTCGCTCATGACCCGCCCTCGGGGGCGCTGGACAGGGCTGCTAGAACATCGCCGTGACAAGCTTTCGGAGCGCACCAGCAGCCGAGCGTCTTTCCGCGAAGCTCTGGAAGCGCCGCCATCAGGTCCGGTCGCGTCAGAACGTGTTCGCGGTATTTTTCGATCACCTCGCCGCGCGTCCCATCGCGGCCAATCTCAAACGGATTGCCCCATTTGCTCGGCCGACCGATGTAAACATCGTAAGGCTCGCGCTTGCAGTGGACCACGCCCATCACGAGCCTCCCTTCGCTGAGAGGGCGGGGGCGGCGTAAGCCATGCCGGCGCGCCAAGCGTCCTGCATATCCTCCCAGTCGAACTGATCTCCCGACAGGTCGCCGCCGAAGCGGCCCTTCATCCAGAGTGTCGCGGCACCTTGTGTTTCCTCTCGGTCCTCCCCACCCCTCGCGGCGGCAGGCTCCGGTGTGGGGGCGGCGTAGCCTAGGTCTGACAAGAACAGTCGGGCTTCGGTCAGCGCCTTCTGAACCTCTTCATGGTCTGTGGGCAGCGCCTTCATGCGGGCAATGTGTGACCTTGCTCGGTCCTGCCAGAAGCCGGGTTCCTCTCGCTCTGCTTGGCGTTCAGCGGCGCACGTCATGGCGTGCAGAAACTGCGCGTCTGACACCGCTACAGGGGCGGGGCGGGAGAGCGCGGCGAGGCGGTGTGCCGTCACGTCGAGCGTGATGTAGGCCTCGCGGATCATGTTCTCTTCGTCCGTGAGGTTCTCGGCTTCCAGATACTTCGGAAGGCCGTAGATCAGTTGCTCGTATGCGGCGTGAAGGTCGGAAGCGATCTTGAACGCGCTGTCCTCCCTCTCCCCGCCAGGGGTGGCGGCGGGACGGGCGGCGCGAAGGTATTCGGTGATCACGGCGCGCGCGAACTTCTCCTGGCCCATGACGAAATCAGGATCGAAGCCATGCAGCGAGCAAAGATTGTGCGCGATGGCCTCCAAGGCTTGCGGCGGCACGACCACGGTGTCGGGGGTGGTGGTCATTGCGGCCTCCAGAGGATTTCGCCGGTCAGGGCGCAGGTGATTTTCAGGGTGCCTGGGTTGCACTCCGCATGGGCTGAAAGGTCATCGTAAAGCGGCAGGTCCAGCGGGTAGTAGAACCCCTCGCGGTGGAAGATCAGCGGGCGCATCGGCCCACGGTCGGGGGTGGCGGGGGCTTGGGGGGTCATTTCGGGTGCCTTTTAAATCCAGCCGGAACAGGCCACGCTGCTGGCGGTCGTTCCTGGCGCTTGTCGTCGGAAACCATCACGGCGAAACCTTTGGCCAGATGGCTGTTCTTGCTCATCCACGCGCGCGCTTCGTTCAGGTCTTCGGCGGCTCGATATGTGTGGGCGTAGAGGCCTTGAGAGCCGACTTCACGCGACAGCACACCGGCGTTGACCGCCTCCTCAAGAGCCCGTCGCGCTCTGTCTGTGACGTTCCAAGGCGTCTGAAAGGTCAGTGTCGTCTTGACCCCGAACGAAAGGTGGCCCGCGCACATCAGCTTGGCGTCGTCGCTTAGTCCGTCAAACTTCCTCATTCCGACCTCCCCGGCGTAGGGATGGCGGACAGGGCTTGGCGGGCGCGCGCATGCCCGACTTGACCAAGAGAGATTAGAGTTCCGCGCAGATAGTTCTCATGTTTTGGGTCTGCGCTGTTCGATGGCATTGGCGACTGCGCGCCAATGTCTCGGAGATCGTTCGCCGCCCGCTCCAAAGCCTCCCGCAACGCTGCGACCTGGGCTTCGGCGGCCTTGCGCTTCGCGAACTCGTAATCGGCCTGCTGCTGATAGATTTCACCGTCTCGCGCGGCGGCATCGAGGGCAGCGGCGGCAGAGGCCTGGGTGACGAGCAGATGGTTCAGCGCGACCTTTTCATCAGGTGACAGCCGAGGGCGGCTTGGGTCACCCGCGAAGGTCGAGTGCAGAAGGTCTTGCAGAACGATCAGCCCCGCGTCCACGCCCTTGTCAGCATCGGCGGGGCGGGTGGAGAGGGCTTTGGCGCGGTCGGGATAGTTCAGGCGCACCCACTCGGCGGCACTCTCAAGGCTGGCCTCGCCGTTGATGCGGCGGATCAGGACATCGAGGACCGAGTTGAGGTCCGACATCGCGCCTTCGTAGTTGAGGTCGTAGCCTTCCCCCGACACCCCCTCTGCGCGGCGGTCGGCTTCGGCGGTGGGGAGGGCTGTCATGCGAATCCTCCCAAAGAGTTTCGTTCGTTGCGGCTGGACAGGAAGCGCAAGACAGCCTCGGCGGCGTCGGGCGTGAGGCCGCGCAAACTGATCGCCACGCCCCCAACCGGACGGCCGTCAATGTGGTCGATCTGCACGCGGGCGCTGACATCGGGTCGGGCATAGAATGACCGGCTGTCTTCATCCGGGCGCTGCCCTACGAATGCTGGAATGCCAGCAGCCTGACGCAGGCGATCCTCAAGTTCATCTACAGGAAAACGGCTCACTGCTTCACCTCAGTCAGAGGGCGGCCGGATTGGGGCGTGTCATGCGACATGGCGGGGCTCCTGGGATTGGGTGGATTCCTTCGCCCGCAAGACTGCAAGGACGAGAGCAAGGGCGATCTGCGGCGTGTATTCGGAGGTTTGGTAGCCTCGCGCCCACAGACCGCCTGGCCCGTCTAGAGCGTCATTCCAGAGTTGCGGCAGGTCGAAACCCGCACGCTCTGCCAGCGCGACAGCCGCATCGATTGACACAGTGTATCGACCGACGCTCTCCTCAAACTCAGGATAGCCCACAAAATCTGCATGGCTACCAGGTCCGTCGCACATCACTAGCGGGTCAAACACATCCTCAATGAGAGCATCCAACTCCCTCGACCCCGCCTCTGCCTTCTCTACGCGCTCGATTAGGGATGCGAGGGTCATGACTTGAGCGACTTGTGCGAAAGCCTTTCAGGACCGCCAGCGTTGATGATCTCAGCGAGGGCAATCGCGCGCTGCTCACCGATTCCGATCCCGCAATCCAGCAGGTGGCCGTCCGAAAGCAGGACCATCCAGACGGTCGCGCCACCGTGTTCGCTGTTGACCTCGCGCTTGCAGACGAGGGCCTTGTCGGACCTCAGGTCTTCCCAGCTTGTCATTCCGAGCCCTCCCCTTGAGCGCGGCGACCGATCTCTAGCGATGCCGCGTGGCCTCGATACGTCGCGGCCTTTGCGGCGTAGTGCTGCTGAAGACCACGGAGAGCGCGGGCCAGCGTCCCATCCCGGTTCGTGTGAAGCCAAGGCGCGCGCTTGCCGAACCCTGCCGACTTCGCTTCGTATTCAACGACACCGTCGCGATCCCGACGCGTCACGGCGAGCGTCGAAAGCCGATTGAACCCGCTGGACTGGATGCCGGTGGCCTCAAGGTATGCACCCGTCTTGGCGATCGGCCGGTGCACGGTCCACTCGTAGCCGGGCATGGCCTTGAGCAATTCCTTGCGGAGATCGTCGGGCCCGAAGACCTTCTCTGGCGTATGCTTACCCATGTCTCAGCCTCCCCGCTGGTATGCCGAGAACAGCGTCGCGGCGATGGTGAATGGATCCAGCCCCCGCTCTGACCAGAACCTGGCCTCGCTCATGCTGTGCTGGGTGGTGTGGCAGTCTCGGTTGAGCGGGACGGCGAAGCGGTCGGACGGCTTGACCTGCATCCCGGTCGGCAGCTTTCCGAGGGACAGGTTGCCCATGCGGATGTGTGCGGCGTCGGAGGGCGCCGGGCGCCCGCAGCCGCACACGCAGGGCTGACGGCGCAGAAACGCGAGGTAGCCCGTGTCGCGCTCGCGTCCGCGGTCGGCCTTGGGGCTCTTGGGCCGGGCGCGCGTGGCGGCCTTGCGGGCGTCGCGCTGCAGCTCCTTCGCCGCGTTGATGATCTTGCGCTGGTCCTGGTCGAAGCGGAGCATCAGGCCGCCCTCGCCTTCTGTCCGATCCCGGCGGCATAGAGGCGGCCCCGCTCTCGGACTCCAGCGGCGCTGAGGCGGACGGTGTAGGGCCGCGCCGGTGCCCGCTCCCATTCCTGAGTGCCTTGCAGGACGTCGAGCAGCCCAAGGCCGATCATCTCCAGCACCAGAGCCTCGGGATACAACTGCGGTGGTGCGATGGGCTCCCACGGCTCACGCTCGACCCGGAACGGCTGGCCGCCAAACGCAGCGCGGGACATCAGCTGGCCAGGGCGAAGCGTGCAGACCAGGGCGGCCTGATAGACCGACAGGTCCATATGGTCGTCGGCGATGGTCATGCCGCCGCCTGGTCTGCGGTCTCGATATAGCGAGCTTGGAGCTTGCGACCGATGTTGACGCGGTGGGCGGAGGGGCAGGACCGGAGGCCCAGCACGTTGGTCGCCTCGAAGGTGGCGAGGTCGCTGGACGACTGCGCGAGATCCACGCGGCGCTCGAATGCGGCCGCCCATCCCTTCCAGTCGGTGGTCATGATCTCGTCCGGCAGGAACAGCTGCTCAGACCAATCCACGTCCTCGACGAACTCGGGCATGGTGTAGCGTCCGGAGGTGACCGGTGCCGGAGCGGCAAGCTCTGACCGTGAGGGCGCCGGTGACACCAACTCCGACCGAGGCGGCAACACCTCGGCCAGGTCGAGCCAGGCTAGCCCGCCACAGACGCGCTGCGCCAGACGCTCTGCGTCCTGCACATAGGCCGAAAGGTAGAGCAGCGGCACGCCGGGCCCGTCCTTATCGTCCGAGCGCTCGATGCGCACGGTGGTCGGGCCGAAGAGGTCGATGTCCCGCTTGGGGGTGGGCGCGGTGATGGCGCGATAGAAGCCGGCCATCAGAACACCAGCTTGATAGCGAGGAACCAGGCGGTCCCGACCATGCCGCCTATCATCACGACGCCGGCCAGCGCCTCACCCAGGCGGGTTGAGAGGAACGGCACGCGCACGGCCGCCTCTCGCTCAGCCGCCGCGTTCAGGATGGCGGCGCACTGGCGCTCGTGAAGGCGGTCTCGGACTGACGCCCATGCCGGATCGAAAGCGATACCCAGCGGATGGGCGGGGACGTCGATATAGGCTTCGTCGGTGGTTGAGGCGGTGGACATGGCGTCTCCCTTCGATGGAGAGACTATGCGCCCGACGCATATTTGCTGTCAACAGGATTATGCGCCGCGTGCATTTTCTATACGTCCGTTTCGGACGTAGGCCGCCCGCGCCCGTATGGACTCACGGCGATCAACCGGGAATCCATAGAGCATGGCGATGAGGACGATCTATTGCGTGCAGCCCTTCCAGCGGTCAGCCGGCCGCCTGGTCAGAGGGCATATGCGGCGGCTTCTGAGCCGTGACGCAGCGATCCGCGTGGCGCGCTCGTGCAAGGGCGCCGCTGCCGGTGTGGTTGTGTTCAGGGTGACGGGATCGGCAGAGGCCGATTACTGGTCAGATCCGGTCCTGATTGCGCGGGCCGGGGAGGTGCCGGCCGAGGCGGCCTAGAGAACCCGGAACACATGGATGCGCACCGGCTTGGTAGTGCCGTCATCCTTAAAGCGGCTCTCAAGAATAGCCTCAACCTCGGGCTCGTGAAGCTCCGCGAGCTTGTCCGGATCGATCCCTGGAGCAAGGCGAATGGGCAGGCGCTTAGTTTTCAGGTCGTCGTTTTCGACCCGCCCCGCCCAGCCCTTGTCTGTCTTATCTCGATCTGTTGCGCGGATGTGGAGCCGCGCTCGGGGGAGATGCACCGGAACCACGTCATCATCCAGCTCGGCCATCGCGATGGCGTCAGGGAAGGCGGCCACGGTTTCGGCACGGATAGGGTCAAGGCCGCGAGGGATGATCCGGCCATTCAGGCCACGCTTCGCCGGACGGAACAAATCCACAGCAGCGCGCTGCACTAACGCCAGCTTCTGTTTTCCGATGGCTTTATCGAAGGCCCTAGCCACCTTCTCCGGCGTGCTTGACAGCTTCTCTGCCGCGAGCTCGGTGTAGGCGCGCTGGTCTTCAACGATATTGGCCGGAACGGCACTGTCAGTTGAGTTCTTGCCGCGCCTAAAAATGGCGTTGGCTCCATGATAGACCGCGACGATAAACAGGACAGTGATGATCGTGTCGTAGCGGTCGCTGACAGGCATGCCTGTTATCGCCTCGATCACGGCTGGCACTTCTTGCTCCAAGTCATCCTGGAAGGCGACAAATAACGCGACGTAGAAATATTCCTTGAGCGACGACCGTTCGATCCGCTCAAGGAATATCTTCCTATCATCAACAGACAGGCCTGGCACGATATTTTCGAGCGCGTCCGCCACTATTGGGAGAAGTCGCTCGTGAGCGAGCAATGTCGCCGCAATGTCGCTCAGCGGGATGTCGTGATTGTCCGGGTAATAGAACCCGTGCCCAAACCGAACCTCTTGCATCCGCCCTCCCCGGCTGATGGGGCCTGACTACCCGTCAGTGCCAGTCTTCAAGCCAGACAACATCCGCAGCGCCACCGGGCGCTGGGCCGCCGGGATCTGATCGTAGATCGACCACAGCCCCTCGGGGTCTTCCGGGTTCCGCATGATGAGGGAGGCCGGGTCGGTGCCGTAGGCCTCGGCCAGCAGCTCTAGCAGGGTCTGGTTGTAGGGTATCTCGCCGCGCTCGACCCGGCTGATGTTCGGCTGCGAGATGCCGAGGCGCTTGAGGTCGCCCTCTTCGCCTTCGGCCAACACCCGATCCTCGACCAGGGCGCGGACCTTCTCGACCACAGCCTCCATCGAAAGGCCGCGGTGCTTTCGCCAGGCCCGCAGGAAGTGCTTCGGATGCTCGGTTTGCGCCATGTGCATATTATCGCGCGGCGACACGGCGCGGATTAGCGGCTTAGGCGCATATCGCCCTTGACCTTGTTTATGCGTCGGGTGCATATTCCAGTCATGAGCCAGAAGCGATTGACCCCCCTCGGCCAGTGGATGCTGAAACATCAGCGCCGCGATCAGTGGCTTGCTGACCAGCTGGGCTGCACCCAGCCGCAGGCTTGCCGCATCCGCCAGGGCACGTCCGCCACCTCTCCCGACCGCGCCTTCATGATCGAGAAGATCACCAAGGGCGCCGTGAAGGCCGCGTCGGTGCTGATGCCCGATCGCTCGGCCAATGACCCCTCCCCCAATCGGAAGGCTGCCTGACCCATGGCGCCTCTGATCGCCCCGGCGCGGCAGTCCCTCCCCCTCCCGCCCGCGCCGGGGCGTCCCTCTCTCACTCGCATCAACCCGTCCCTATCCAGCCTGGGAAACCTAGGCCCGAGGGACTGACCCGTCTTCCCGAACAACCGCCAGCCCATCGGGGTGAACACATGAGCAACTTCGAACCCATGAAGCGCCGGCCGGCAGGGTCCGTGCACGAGGCCGTCACGCGCGCCTTCGGACAGCTGGAAGGCGGCGTGACCGGCGCCGCCGAGCTGCTGGACCTGTCGCGCCAGCACGTCCACGCGATGGGCGACCCCGACGCCGAGGGCCGCAAGAAGGTCAACATGAGCCTGCTGCAGGCCGCGCGCCTGTCGGAAGGCGGCGCTACCGCGCTGGCCGAATGGCTGGCGATCAAGGCCGGTGGTCTGTTCATCCCCTGCATCGACCGGACCTGCGCCGCGGCGATCCAAGAGGCGGTGGCCAACTACTCTCGCGAGTCTGGTGAGGCCATCGGCGCCGCGATCGACGCCGCCCTGCTCGGTGGTGACCGCGAACGGGCAGTCCGCGAGATCGACGAGGCCTCAGCCGCTCTCGCACGCGTCCGCGCCAAGCTGATGAACGGGGGCAACGTCACGCCCCTGCGGAGCGCCTGACGATGTTCGGCCTCCGCATCCTCGCCGCGCGCCGGCGCGTCTCCAAGGCCATGAAGGCCTACCGGCTGGCTTACCTGGAATGGAACCAGGCCAACGCCCGGCAGGACACCCGCCGCATGAAGGCGGCCGGCAACGCCCTGCGTGCAGCGAACATCGAACTGCTGTCGGCTGAAACTGCCCTGGCTGCCTTGGAAGCCCCTCAGCACGGGCAGGTGGCCCGATGAGCGTATCGATCCTCATTGGCGACGTCCGCGCCCGCCTGCGCGAGATGCCTGCCGACTCCGTCGATTGCGTCGTCACCTCGCCGCCCTATTGGGGACTGCGCGACTACGGGGTGGCCGGTCAGATCGGCCTGGAGCCGACGCTGGCTGAACACCTGGCTGTCATGGTCGAGGTGTTCGAAGAGGTGCGCCGCGTCCTTAAACCGACCGGGACGCTCTGGCTGAACTACGGCGACTGCTACGCCACCAGCCCGAACGGTCGCAGCGCTGCCGACACAAAGGCGGCCGGCACCGACGACAGAACGTTCCGCGACAAGCCCTTCTCGACCATCCGGGGCGCGCTGAAGGCCAAAGACCTCTGCATGGTCCCGAACCGGCTCGCCATCGCCCTGCAAGAGGCCGGCTGGTGGGTCCGTTCGGAGATCATCTGGGCCAAGCCGAACCCGATGCCCGAGAGCATCAATGACCGCCCGGCCACGTCGCACGAGAAGATTTTCCTGCTGAGCCGGGCGCCGCGTTACCACTACGACGCGGACGCCGTGCGGCAGGGCCGGACCTCTGACGAGGACGCGAACACGTTCCGAGGCGGGGCCTACACCGGCGGCGCTACCGACAACGCCACCACGGGTAAGCGCAAGGTTCGCGGCAACAAGCAGATCGCGACCGCTGAATGCGCAGATCGAGCTGGCGGATCATCCGGTCGCCGCATGGCTGGATTCAACGAGCGATGGGACGCGAAGGAGAAGGCGCTCCGCGCTTCTGCGATGGCCCCGCGCCATGCTGGCCACATCAGCCACACCGGGATCGAACAAACACCGCGCGGTGAAGGCCGGAACCTTCGCAACTACGAGCCCGCGCCGGTTCAGGTCTGGCCCATCGCCACCCGACCGTTCTCCGAGGCTCACTTCGCCACCTTCCCGCCGGAACTGGCCGAGCGCTGCCTGCGGGCTGGCTGCCCTGCTGGCGGAACGGTCCTTGATCCCTTCGGCGGTGCCGGGACCACGGCTCTGGTGGCTGACCGCATGGGCCTGGACTGCACCATCATCGAACTGAACCCCGAGTATGCCGAGATCGCGCGCCGTCGCATCTCAACTGAGCAGGGCATGTTCCAGGCCATCGAGGTGGCGGCATGAGCGCCGGCCTCTTCGCCACGGCCCGAAAGGGCGCCCTGACCTCTGCTGAGGTTGATCGCGCCAAGGCGGCCATAGGCCCACGCGCGACGCCTTCGATGATCGCCAAGTACCTCGGCCGTCCGGTGGTGGACGTGCAGGGCATCCTCTCGCCTGCTGACGGGCCAGGGGCGAAGGTGGTCGACAAGGCACCCGAGCCGGTGACGCCAAAAAAGCCGCTGAGCCGGAGGGACCGCGAGTTCGTGACCCTCTGGGAGAGCGGCGCGACGTTTCAGTTGATCGGGGACCAGATCGGCGTCTGCCGGCAGCGGGTACCCCTCATGGCGGATCAGCTCGGGCTTCAGCCGCGCCCGAAGGCGTCAGACCGGTGGTCAGCCGCCCAAGTGGAAGAGCTGGTCGACCTTTGTTCAGAGGGCCGCCTGAGCCACGGTCAGATCGCCAGGAAGCTCAAGCGGACCAAGGGGGCAGTGGAAGCCCAGCTGAGGCGTGCCCGGGATGCGGGTTTGATGCCGAGGGCCGCATGAGGATCACCGCACGCTCGGTTGCGATATTTTCAGCCGACCACTTCGACCTGACCTTCGCGGATTTGTGCAGCCAGGCTCGGCCCCGGCACATAGCGCGCGCCCGTCAGGTGGCAATGTACTGCATGAGGCTCCTGGTCCCCCGGATGAGCCTGCCCGCTATCGGCACCATGCTGGGCGGCCGCGATCACACCACGGTGCTGCACGGCATCCGGACGGTTGAAGCTCTGATGAAGCGCGGCGAGCTGATTGCGGACGTTGACCGGATCACTGCGGCGTTCGCCGCTACGACCGATCCTGTCGCTGATGAGATCGCAGTCCTTGAGGCCCGCCTGGCTATCCTGCGTGCGCAGCAGGCCTGGAGACCGGCAGCATGAGCGTCCAGGCCATCACATGGGCGCTGGAGCAAGCCTGCGCGACCGCGACGGAGAAGGCCGTCCTGCTGGTCGTGGCCAACTACGTCGGGCCGGACGGCACCACGTTCGTGGGTCAGGAGACCATCTCGGAGCAGGCCTGCTGCTCAGTGAAGACCGTAGAGCGCGCGTTGGCCACCTTCGAGGGTATGGGGTGGATCGAGCGTGAGCGGCGGCACCGTAAGGACGGCTCGCGGACGTCGGATCTGATCATCTCCAAGGGGCCGAAACACCCCGAACGGAGGGAGAACGTCCAACCCGACACAAAGTCGGTTAGGCGCGCACCTAACAGACAGCCTGTCCAAACCAAACAGACATCCTGTCCAAACCTACCCGACACAGTGTCGGGGCTCACTTCGTTTGAACCGTTAGAGGAACCGTTAGAGGAAGCTGCTGCTGTTGCGCAGGCACCCGAGACGGTTTCCCCGGCGGTGGTCGAGACGCCAGCTCTAGCCCCGGCCAGCGACTGGCCCGAGGGCGACACACGCCGCCACGCCGAGCTTCTGGCCCAAGCCGCACAGACGGTCCGCCTCGACCCCGCCCGCCAGCCAGGCCTGACCCTGACAGCCGGGCGCTTGGCCGCCTGGCGCCGCGACGGGGCCAGCTGGGAACACGACGTCGTACCGGTGGTCACGACCATCGCCGCCAAGCGTGGTCCGCTGATCGCGTCGTGGAAGTTCTTCGACGCCGCCATCGCCCAATCGATCTCCGACAACGCAGCCGCCCTGACCCTTCCCGAGGCCCGCCATGCAAGCCCAGCCCATGTCCAGCTTTCCGACCGCCAATCTGCCCGCCGCGCCAATCGAGACCGTGCGTCTGCCGGCGCTGACTGGGCCTCTGAGGTCATGGCTGCTCGAAGAGCCCTCTGACGATGTCGCCATCGGCGTGATCGCCAAGAGCGATCTGCTGCGCGGTCAGGCCTCGATGATGCTGCCCGAGCTTCGCCAAGAGGCCCTGCGCCCCGCCTCGCCCGCCGACATCATGGGCATCCTCCGCAGCCGCGAGCAGACGTTCGGAGACCTGCGCACCGAGCGCACCGAAGCCGAATGGGCGGCCTTCTTCGCCGACTACTTCGAAGCCCTGAACGGCCTGACCGCCTCGCAGATCGAAGCCGGAATGGTGGCCTACATCGCTCTGCCTGATAGCGAGTGGTCGCCGAAACCGGGCAAGCTGGCCCACCTCGCCAAGACGACGCCCAGCACCGGCCGCTTCACGCGGGCCTATAACCGCGCCCGCGCGGCGGTGGTCGCCAGCCAGCCCGCGGTGCCCAAGCCGGAGGAACCGCGGCCCAGCGCCGAAGAGGTGCAGGTGATGATGGCCAACTTTCACCGGGCCATGGCCGACAAGGATCCGTTCGCCAAGCTGAAGGCCAAGGCGCGCCAGCCCACCCCGTCCGCCAAGGTCGACGACACCGGAGTCAGCGCTGAGATGCGGGCGCTATGGGCCCGGCAGCGCGCCGCATGACCGACCACCTCCGCACCCGCCTGGCCAAGGTCGCCTTCACCGCCCTTCCGCAAACCACAGCCAAGGACGCTCAAGCCTCATGGCGGACAGCGGAGCGCATCGCCTCGGCCCAGGTCGAAGAACTGAAACGCCTCTCTCGCCAGCAGACGGACAAAGCAGCATGACCGCGAACAAGCCCTGCGTCCTCGAGGTCTTCTCCCTCCCCGAGCCCGACCCGTCATGCCGGCTGGTCTGGTTCGCCATGCGCACCAAGTCGCTGTGCGAGCACAAGGTGGTCATCGGCCTGCGGGAACGCGGCTTCGACGCCTACCTGCCGGCCGAGGCCGACTGGAAGCGAAACAAGACAGGCAGCAGGGAGCGCAGGGAGCGGCCCCTGATCCCAGGATACGTCTTCGTGGGTGTCGGGCCCGGCAAGTCCCTCTATTTCGCCATGCAAGTCGAGAGCGCGACAGGCGTGGTTGGCTGGGATGGGCAGGCGCGAGAGATCGACCCCAGGTTCGTCTACGGCCTGCGAGCCCGCCAAGCCGCCGGAGAGTTCGACCACACAGCGTCGAAGCGCGACGCCTTCCGGCCTGGCATGAAGGCCAAGGTTCTTCTCAAGGGGCCGTTCCAAGATCTGATCGGCCGCATCCTCAAGTCCGGCAAAGACGGCCGGGTCGAGCTGATGATGTGCGAGGCCCTGAACTGGAAGGCCAGCATGCACGTGGATGAGCTCAAGCTGGTCGAGGACGAAAAGAAGGCGGCGTGACACAAGGGCTTGTGTTTCCCGGCGAACGCAACCACTATGCGTTCACGGTCAGCCTACGGCTGGTCGCGGCTATGGCTTGGGGCAAACGCGCCTCTCCCGATAAGGGCCTCCAGCGGAGGCGAGCCACCCGCCACCCAACGCAGCGGCGTAGAGCCGGCTGGCGAGGGTGAGTGCGAAGCCGTGTTGATCGACCACCTTCCCCCGCGCCCTCCCACGCTGAGCTGTACCCGGCTCACAGCAGCGCACCACGCCGACCCTTAGGCTCATAGGCACACCGTGGCGCGGCACTGCTCTGGCGGGCAGTGTGTGAATGCGGTGACAGGATCGGAACGACCGGGACCAATGACACAGGAGGCGTCATGCCTGCTCGGAGCATTCCCGCCACCTGCAACGGCCTCGGTCATCGGATCGATGAGACCAAGGTCAACATCGGTGAACTGACCGCCAACCTTCGCATCCGTGTCTACACGCCGATGCTGTTCAGCTTCCGCCTGAAAGCCTCTGCCTGGGTCATGCGCCTGGCGGGATGGATTGCCGGCATCCCTGTCGACGTAGCCATCGAGAGCGAGCGCCTTCGCCTACTGCCTGAGGACCAGTGGAAGATCGATCGCCGTGCTGGCTGCATCTACGTCAGCACCCACGACCGCATAGGCTTTGACGGAACCTATGGGCGCACCTGGCAGAGAATCCCGCTCACGTCCTGAAGGCGGCCGACCGGGACCAACACCATGGGCAAGCTCTGGGACCGCAGAAGCGAAGAGGCCAGAGCGTACCGCAGCTGGTACAATAGCGCTCGCTGGAAGGGGCCAAACGGTCGGCGCGCCCGACAGCTGAGAGACGAGCCGCTCTGCCGCATGTGTGCGAGTGAGGGCCGGGTCACCCCAGGCACCGTCGCTGACCACGTTGTCCCGCATAAGGGCGATGAGCGGCTGTTCTGGGAAGGCGAGCTTCAGACGCTCTGTGACGAAGAGCCGTGGCGCTGCCACTCCAGCCGGAAGCAACGCATCGAGGCATTGGGCTATGAGCCCGGCTGTGATGCGGCTGGCCGGCCAAAGGACATCGGACACCCCTGGAACCGCCCCGGAGCACCCGGGCGGGGGGTGTCGAAAGTTTAGAGGCGATCGGTCTGGAGACCGGCGGGGTCCCTGCATTCGCACCGAAATGCGTTTCAGACTGAAAAGTTGGGACCCCCTACGTAGTAGGGGACTTGCATGGAAGTGGTTTCGGGCACCGGGGACATTGTACCCGAGCCGCATTGGCGCTTGCTGCTCTCGGATGAGCTGGAGGTCGCTTCGGCCTCCGACTACTGGCGCATGGTTACGACCGAGATGCGCGAGCGAAACACGCTCTCACCCACGAACCGCCACGCCATCCAGCGTCTGGTTCTGGCCTACATCAATTTCGACCGATGCAGCCGAGAGGTTGCCGAGCATGGCGCGGTGACGAAGCCGAAGCGCGGCAACCCAAAGGCTATCGCCAGGGTCAGCCCGCACTTCACGGCCATGCGCGAGGCCGGCTCGGACGCGGCCACGCTGGAAGCCGAGTTGGGCCTGTCGCCCCGCCGCAGGTCAACGGCCGCCAAGGTCGAAAGGAAAGCGAGGTCGGCACGTGCGTCGGACTCGTACCTCAAGCCGGTCGCCGGTCGCGGCTGATCCCACGACCCGATGGGCGCAGGATGTCGTCGCGGGTCGCATCGTCTCGGGTGAGTTCGGCAAGTTCGCCGCGGCTCGCCACCTGAAGGATTTGGCGAACAGCCCGGGCAACGGCCTGTTCTTCGACGTGGAAGCCGCAGGGCGGGCGCTGGGTTTCTTCCCCGCAGTCCTGACGGTCACGGCCGGCGCCATGGAGGGCAAGCCCTTTGTGCCGCTGCCCTGGCACACGTTCGTGGTCGGTTGCCTGTTCGGGTGGAAGAAGGCCAGCGGCCGTCTCCGTTTTCGCCGGGCTTGGCTTGAGACCGGAAAGGGCCAAGCCAAGTCTCCACTGATGGCCGCCATCGGCCTTTACATGATGGGCTGGCACGGCACGAAGCGCAGCGAGGTCTATGCCATCGGGCAGGACCGGGCGACGGCGAACGTGCTGTTCAAGGATGCGGTGGCCATGTGCCGCGCCAACCTGCCGGATACGCCGGACGACGAAGAGGACAGCCTGGTCAGCCGTGGCGAAGTGCTGATCCGCGGCGAGGGCGACAACGCCTGGAAGATCGAACACCCGGACACGGGCTCGAAGTTTCAGGCACTGGCCAACGGCGAGGCGATCTCGGGCCCGCGCCCCTCACTCGTCACGGCCGACGAGATCCACGAGTTCAAGTTCGCCACATCAATCGAGACCTGGCAGCGCGCTATCGCGAAGATGCCTGGCGACGCCATGATGCTGCTGGGCACCAACACTCCAGCGTCTACTCAGCTGGTCGGAACCAGCTACAGCGATTTCTTCCAGCGCGTCCTCAAGGGCGAGGTGATCGACGACGAGGCTTTCGCCTTCATCGCTCGCGTCGACAAGGCTGACCGGGAAACGATCTTCGACAACGAGGCGGCGTGGGTGAAGGCACTGCCAGCGCTCGATCTGACCTTCCCAATCGAGAACATCCGCGGCGAGGTGACTTCGGCCCGCTCGATGACCTCAACAGCCATGTCGGTGAAGCGGCTGTACTTTGGCATCCCGACAGGCGCTGTGGATTTCTGGATCGAAGAAGGGGCCTGGGCCGCCGTTCAGGGCTCCGTCGATCCGAACGACTTCAGGGGTTGCCCATGCTGGGCCTCTCTCGACCTGTCCAAGAAGAACGACCTGACTGCCCTGACGGTGGTGTGGATTAGGGACGGCAAGCTATACGCCAAGACCTGGTACTGGACGACGAAGGACGGGCTGGCCGACCGCGAGCGGAAGGCGAACGCGCCCCTGGCTCAATGGGTCGAGGACGGATTCGTAGAGGCCCACCCCGGCGCGGTGATCGACAAGACGTTCGTCGCGGCCCAGGTCGCTGAGATATTCGACCAGCACGACCTGCAGTTCCTCGCCTTCGATGCCGCGATGATCGAGGACTTCATCGCGGCCTGTGAGCAGATCGGCTTCGCGGTGTGGCGCTGGAAAGGCCCGAAAGAGCCGGAAGGCGAAGGTCTCAAGCTGGTCGCGCATGCACAGGGCACGCGGGTCATGTTCGAGGACCGGCAGCTCTGCATGCCGAGGTCGATCGAGCGCTTCGAAGACGCGATCCTGAACGAAAACGTCGTCATCGACAACAACCCTGTCACCTACTTCTGCGCCGGCAACGCGCTGGTGGTGGAAGACGGCCAGAAAAACCGGGCCTTCGACAAGAAGCGCTCACGCGGCTGGATCGACGGCCTAGTCACTACGGCCATGGCGGTCGGATCCGCACTGTCGAATGATCAACCCACGGAGGCGGGATGGAACGACTACCTCGCCACCCTGGGGGTGCCAGCTTGATCGGCAAGGCGCTGAACGCCATCGGGTTGAAGTCGGCGCCGGTCACGCAGAGCGTGCGCCAGCTTCGGCTGACCGAGACGGATGGGTGGGATGCTGAGCCGGTCTGGTCTGGTGTGGTGCCGACCGAGACCATGGTGCTGAACCTCTCGGCAGCGTGGGCATGCGTCAACCTGCTGGCCGGGACCATCGCCAGCCTGCCGCTGATGGTCTACCGCGACCGCGGCGACCGTCGAGAAGTCTACCGCGCGCACCCCCTCTATCGGGTGCTGCACGACAGCCCGAACTACGATCAGAGTGCGATGGACTTCTGGGAGGGCGGCGTCGCAGCCTTGGAGCTTCGCGGCGACATGCACGCCCGGATCGAGCGCATCGGGGGGCGGATCATTGCACTGCACCCGGTGTTCTGCCCGACTGTCCGGCGAACCTCCAGCGGATCGCTTCGCTATCGCTGGACCGAGAACGGCAAGTCCTGGGACGAGCCGCAGGAGAACATGCTGCACGTCCGCGGATTCGGCGGTTCGCCGCTCGGAGGCATGTCGACGCTGGCCTATGGCCGACAGGTCTTCGGCCTTTCAGCCGCCGTCAACCAGGCGGCCGGCGGGATGTTTGCCAATGGCATGCGGCCGTCGACCGTCATAGCCTTCAAGGAGTTCCTGAAGGCCGAGCAGCGCGACCCATTCGAGCGCGCCCTGGTCGAGAAGTTCGTGGGCGCCATGAACGCCGGCCGCCCTTACATCGCCGAGGGCGGTTCCGAGGTGAAGCAACTGTCGTTCTCGCCCGAGGACGCGCAGATGCTGGAGAGCCGCGCGTTCTCGGTCGAGGAAGTCTGCCGGCTATTCGGCGTTCCGCCCCACATGGTCGGCCACACCGAGAAGTCGACCAGCTGGGGGACGGGCCTGGAGCAGCAGACCCTGGCCTTCCAGAAGTTCACCCTGCGCAAGCGTCTGAAGCGCATCGAGCAGGCCCTGGAGAAGCAGTTGCTGACCCCTGCCGACCGCGCCGCGGGCGTGACGATCGAGTTCAATCTCGAAGGCCTCCTGCGAGGCGACAGCACCGCTCGTGCGGCATTCTATCAATCCGGCCTGCAGAACGGCTGGACCACCATCAACGAGGTTCGCGCGCTGGAAAACCTGCCCCCGGTCCCCGGCGGCGATGTCCCGCGCATGCAGATGCAAAACCAGCCGATCACTCAGGCCGGGCAAGCGCCGGCGCCAGCGGCTTAGGAGGGCGTGATGCTCCAGACCAAGGACAGCGGCCTGGCGCTCGACGTCAAGGCGGTGGGCGACGACGGCGTGATCGAGGGCTATGCCTCGGCCTTCGGTGTCGTCGACAGCTACAACGAAGTGGTCGAGCCCGGAGCCTTCACGGCGTCGCTGGTTGACGGCCGCCGCAAGGGCCGGTCGGTCAAGATGCTGTGGCAGCACGACACGACCAAGCCCATCGGGGTCTGGGATGATCTGGCCGAAGACAGCAAGGGCCTCTACGTCAAAGGCCGGATACTGAAGGATGTGTCGCCGCTGGCGGCCGAGGCCTATGGTCTGATCAAGGCCGGCGCGCTGGATGAGCTGTCCATCGGCTATCGCACCGTGCAGACCGAGCCGCACGACGACAAGCAGGGCGTCCTGCGCCTGCTGAAGCTGGACTTGAAAGAGGTCTCCATCGTGACCTTCGGCGCTCTGTCGCGGGCTGCACGGATCACGGATGTGAAAAGCATTCTGGAGGGCGGCTCACAGCCGACCGTCCGACAGTTCGAAGAGCACCTGCGGGATGCAGGGTTCTCGAAGAGCGCCGCGGCCGCCATGGCCTCGGCGTGCAAGCCCTACCTTCGGGGGGAACCCGAGGCGAAGGCGGATGACGTGCTGGCCTTTCTGTCGGCTCTGCGCGGTTGACCACCCTCGCCTGACCGCTGCGCGCGGCAGGCTCTTTCCTCCCAATCCATCGAAAAGGAGCTTGCGATGAGCGAGCAAAAGACCGCTGCCGAAATGGCGGCTGAGGTGAAGGCCGACTTCGACAAGTCGCTCGACGCCGTGAAGCAGATCGCTGAAAAGGCGGTCGCGGACGCCCAGAAGGGTATCGATCAGTCGACTTCCGCCAAGGAGAAGACCGACGAAGCCCTGATCTCCATGAACGAGGCCAAGGCCCGTCTGGACGACCTGGAGCAGAAGCTGGCCCGCGGCGGCGGCCACGAAGAAGAGCGCGCCAAGTCCATCGGTGAGCGGTTTGTGGAGTCGGAGGGCTTCAAGTCCTTCGAAGCTACCGGCTTCTCGAAGAGCGCACGCGGCGGCGATCTGCAGATCAAGGCCACCCTGACCTCGGCCACGACCGACGCCGCCGGCTCGGTGGGCGACGCGGTGAACCAGACCCGTCTGCCCGGCATCCTGCCGCTGCCCCAGCGCCGGCTGACCGTCCGCGACCTGCTTTCGCAGGGCCGCATGGACGGCTCGACGCTGGAATACGTCAAGGAAACCGGCTTCACCAACAGCGCCGCCCCGGTCGCTGAAGGCGCGGCCAAGCCGGAGTCGGACCTGAAGTTCGATCTGGTCACCACGTCGGCCAAGGTCATCGCCCACTGGATGAAGGCGTCCAAGCAGATCCTGAGCGATGTGTCGCAGCTCCGCTCGACCATCGACCAGCGCCTGCTGTATGGCCTGGCCTATGTCGAAGAGCAGCAGCTGCTGAACGGCAGCGGATCGGGCCAGAACCTGCACGGCATCATCCCGCAGGCCACGGCCTACTCGGCGCCCATCACTATCTCCGGCGCCACCAGCATCGACATGATGCGCTTGGCTATGCTGCAGGCGGCCCTGGCGGAATACCCCGCCACCGGCCACGTGATGAACCCGATCGACTGGGCCTTCATCGAGACCCTGAAGGACAGCGAGGGCCGCTACATCATCGGCAACCCGCAAGGCACCATCGCACCGACCCTGTGGGGTCTGCCGGTGGTGGCGACGCAGGCCATCGCGGTCGACAAGTTCCTGACCGGCGCCTTCCGGATGGGCGCCCAGGTGTTCGATCGTTGGGATGCGCGCGTGGAGACTGGCTACGTGAACGACGACTTCACGAAGAACTTGGTCACCATCCTGGCGGAAGAGCGGCTGGCCCTGGCGGTCTACCGCCCCGAGGCCTTCATCTTTGGTGATTTCGGCCGCGTGACCTAAATCACTTCCGGGCAGTAGAAATGCGGGGTATGGTTCGCCATGCCCCGCATTGTCCGACCTGCGATCTATCGCCCTCGCTTGTGCGAGACCTGTAAGGCGGAATTTCTAAGTCGATCCTCAAAGAAGCGCTTCTGCGACGCCTGTCGGCAAGAGCGGGACCGAGAGGCGGATCGGCGGCGCGCCCTGGCGAAGCTTCGGGAGGGGGGAGCGCGCGCCATCGGGGCGGAAACCGCTTGTCGAAACTGCGGCGCATCTTTCATCCTAACGGTGGGGTCGATGCGGTTCTGTGAGCCCTGTCGCGATAGCCGGTTCAACCGTTGGCACCGCATCAAAAGGGCAAGTGACCCGAAAGCGAACCTGTCTGGCCGCATGACCAGGGGCATGAACGCGTCGCTCGCCAGTGGCAAAACAGGCCGGTCGTGGCGAGCACTGGTGTCGTATTCTGTTGCTGACCTGATGGCGCATCTGGAGCGTCAATTTCTGCCTGGGATGACCTGGGCTAACCGAGACCGTTGGCACATCGACCACATCGTGCCGGTCTCCAGTTTCGAGTTCACGACGCCCGACTGCCCCGGTTTCAAGGCCGCGTGGGCGTTGAGCAATCTCCGGCCGCTCTGGGCGACGGACAACATCCGCAAAAGCGCCAAGCGAACGCATCTGATCTGACCGGCCTGAGGGTCGGTTTCCGTTGGAGACGACTCACCATGACCGAGAAGTTCAAAGTCACGCGGCAGGTTCTGTTCGACCGCCTATATCAGGACGGCGAGACCTACGAAGGCAGCGCCTCCGAGGTCGAGCACCTGGTCGCCAACGGCGTGCTGGTGCCGCTGAAAGGCAAGTCCGAGGCGCCGCCGAAGAACAAGGCCGCGCCCAAGCCTGAGAACAAGGCGTCCTGACGTGCTGAGCGTCGTCGTCCTCACGACCGGCCCGCTCCTGACCCTCGAAGAGGCCAAGACGCACCTTCGCGTGGACGACAACGATCAGGACACGCTGATCGAGGCCTATACGGACGCGGCGGTGCTGTCCTGCCTTAACCACTGCGACCGCAAGCTGGTCCCGCAGGGTGCGGAATCGGCCTTCAAGGCAGCGTCGTTGCTGATGCTGGGAGACCTGTTCGGCACGCGCGAGACGGTGGTGGCGGGGCAGTCCTTCAGCGTCAGTCCGACGATCGGCGCCCTGCTGAACCCCTATCGCATCATCCGCGTCTAGGAGGCTGCCCATGCGCGTCCGCATTCTTCGCAACCGCGACTTCACCCCGCCGGAAGAGCGCCGGATCACTGTGGCCTATCCCAAGGGCGCTGAACTGACGGTGAAGCGCGCCTGGGGCGAGGCGCTTGTTGCGGCGGGCGATGCCGAAGAGATTGACCCGCCCGCCCGCGATCCGCTCGACCACGACGGCGATGGTCGAAAGGGCGGTAGCTTGCCGAAGGCCAAGGCCGATGCCGGGCGCGGGTGACCTCAAGGACCGCGTCCGCTTCGAGGAGCGCGGCCAGACACCCAAAGGCCACCTCGGCGATTGGCAGGAGCACTGCACCGTCTGGGCCCAGATCAAATGGCTGCGCGGCGGCGAGAGCGTCGTGGCGCAGCGCCTGGAAGGCCGTCAACCGGCCGCCATCGTGGTTCGGACCAGCACGCAGGCGCGGCTCATCGACCCGGCCTTTCGCGCCGTAGACGCGCGCACGGGGCGGACGTTCAACATCAAGGCGGTGTCGCCGGCCAAAGAGGCAGGCTTCATCGACATTCTGGCGGTCAGTGGCGAGGCGGACGGCTGATGAAGTTCTCCAACCGCGACCACCTACGCCGCCGGATGAAGGCGATCCCGGCAGAGGTGAAAAAGGCGGCCCGAGCCCAACTCCGAGCCAATGCCGAAGAGCTCGTCGAGACGATCAAGCGGTTTGCTCCGGAGGAAGATGGCGCGCTCCGCAACAGCGTCCGACAGCAGGACGTCTCTACGTCGACCCGCATCGCGCGGCGCGTTCAGGCCGGCGGCGCCCTGACCACCAAGCCCGTCCGCAAAAGCGAGAAGGGTGCCCCGACCTACGACTACGCCTTGGCCCAAGAGTTCGGCACAGAGCGCATGCCGGCCAACCCGTTCTTCTGGCCGGCATGGCGTCTGCTGCGCCGTCGTATGCGCTCGCGGATGACCCGCGCCGCTCGCAAGGCCATCCAGAAGGCCACCGGCTGATGTCCGACCCCGCTCTGGCCCTACAGGACGCCATCGAGGCGACCCTGACTGCATATGCGCCGCTCCAGGCTATAGGCACGGCCGGCAAAGTCGTCATCCACACCATGTCCGCGCCGAACGGGGCCGCGTTCCCCTACGTGGTGATTGGCGAAGATCAGGTTCTGGACGACAGCACCGAGTGCCTGGACGGCTCCGAGGTCTATTCGACCGTCCACTGCTGGGCCCGCGCGAGCGACGACCCGGAGAACAGCCGGCGAGAGACCAAGGCCATGGCCGCCGCCATCCGCCAGGCTCTCAAGACGATCACCGTGCCGGGCTTCGACGTCGTGCTGATCGAGTTCGACAGCGCCCGCCACCTGACCGCTGCAGATGGGCTCACGGCCCACGCGGTTCTGACCTTCCGGCTCCTTCTGGATCCGGTTTAGCCGCCCCACCCGGGGCTTCTCTCATAGACTGACGAAAGGAGCCCCAGCATGGCTGAGGTCAAACACGCGCGCGGCGTAAAGCTGCTCATCAAGGTCGGCGACGGCGAAACGCCGGAGGTCTTCTCGACCTACTGCTCGATCAACGCCGAACGCGGCATCACCTTCACGGCCGGGTCGAACGATCAGGAAGTGATCGACTGCGACAACCCGGAACAGGTCGCCTGGCTGCTGCGCGAGAAGACCAATCTGTCGGCCTCCATCACCGGCTCGGGCATGCTGAACACGCCTGACGTGGAAGAGTTCTTCGACTGGCTGGCCTCGCCCGACAGCCGCAACGTCAAGGTCGTCATCGACGTGCCTTCGGCGGACGGCGGCGTGATCTTCACCGGCGCCTTCCATTGCACCGAGTTCTCGATCACCGGGAACCGCGGCGAGAAGATGCAGGCCTCGATCAGCCTGTCGTCTGACGGCCCGGTCACGAAGGCGGCCAACACCTGATGAGCCGATCCGCTGAGATCAGCCTGGCGTTCGGTGGCGAAGAGCGGTCGTTCCGCCTTCCCATCGGGCGCCTTCGCCCACTTCAAGAGAAGGTCGACGCCGGGCCGATGGAACTTCTCCAGCGGTTCGCCGCCGGCACCTGGCGAGTGGACGACCTGCGCGAGACCATCTTGCAGGGGTTGATCGGCGGCGGCCTGGACCAGGCGAAAGCCTCGCGGCTGGTGATCGACTACTTCGACGACCAGCCTCTGCAGCCGTTCGTGACGCTGGCCCAGGCCATCATCATGGCGGCAGTGGTCGGGGCGGAGGACGAAGAGCTGGGGGAGCCTCGGGGGGAGGAAGCGACGAGCAGCCCCTCCCCCAAGGCAAGCTCCGGTTCGGCGGAATCTACGGAACAGCCGGCGTCGTAGGTCTTGGCCCGAGAGAGGCTGATGACCTTTCGCTGTGGGAGTTTGCGGCCGTCGTGAATGGCTGGGCCAAGGCGAACGGCGTCGAAGAGAAGCCGCCGGCGCCGACCGCTGAAGAGCACGACGAGTTGATCGCCAAGTACGCGCACGTATAGGGTGTCTGACCTGGGAGGGTCAGATGGGCCTGTTTTCTTTTCTGTTCGGCAAGCCGAAGCCGCCAATCGTAGCGCAACATACTCGCCACAGTCCTGTGCGCGCCGTTTCCATCCCTCGCCTTGTCGGGGATGGAAGCTTCGGGTTTGAGGTGGTGGGCGAGAGCCATCGTCAAGAAGTGCTTTCGCGAATCTGCGGCGGTCATTGTGAAGAGGGTCACGAGAAAGAAGTCGAGGCCATTCTAAGGCCGGACCCGACCAACCCACACGACGGGAATGCCGTCCGCGTCGAGATCATGGGGGAACAGGTGGCCTACCTTTCGAGAGCGGACGCTGCGGATCATTTAAACGAACTGCGTCGCTTAGGGTTGGCCGGGCAGCCGGTCCGGTGTGCCGCGCTCATCAATGGCGGGTGGCGCCGGGAGCGAAAGGGCGGGCGAGCTGATGAGGGCCATTTTGGCGTAGAACTCGACATCATCGAACCGCTGGAAGTCGAGGGGTAGGCGCATGCTCGTTTTCGGATGGATACTGCTGGCCGTTGGAGGCCTCCTTGGGGTTCTGGGTCTTTTCGGCCTTGCCGACGCGATGGCGCAGATCGGCAACCCATACGCCGTCTCGGGCTCCGGTCTTACCTTCTACTCCTCGATGGTCGCGGTTGGTTTTGGAGCCGCCCACATCGGCTTTTTTCTGGTCCTCTTCGGGTGGCTTGGACAAAAGGTGGAGCGGATCGGCAAGTTGGCTATTAAGCCGCCTGCGTCGCCCTATGAAGAACTAGCCCGCCACGCTTCCAGGCATGATCGCGGTGAAATCACCGACGAAGAATACGAAGCTCACCGATTGCGAATCCTCGGCTAACACCGAGGCGCTTCAATCTAGGCCGTACAATCTCGGTCGTCGTCAGGGCGGTTCTTCGGAGCCGCCCTTTTCCATGGAGGCATCATGGCGCGAGACGTTGAAGCCCTGGTCCTCCAGATGACGGCCGACCTGCGGCGCTTCGAGAAGTCAATGTCTTCCATGCGGGAGGTCGCAGACCGGCGCCTGACCCAGGTCGAGCGCCGGGCGCAGCAGTCGCAGCGCAATCTGAGCCGAGTCATGGACAACGCCGGCCGCGACATGGTGGGCAGCCTTCAGCGCAGCCTCGGACAGCTGGCGCCGACGCTCGCAGCCGCCTTCTCCACCCAGCAGATTGTACGATACGCGGACGGCTGGAAGTCGATGACCAACCAGCTGGCCGCCGCCGGGGTGGCCACGGACGACCTGGCGGGTCGCCAGGACCGTTTGCTTCAGGTGGCAAATGACAGCCGGTCGTCCGTGGCTGATACGGTCGCGCTCTACGCCCGCCTGACCATCGCGACGCAAGAGGTCGGGCTCGCCGCGAACGATACGATCCGGCTGACCGAACTGCTGAATAAGTCGTTCCAGGCGTCGGGAAAGACGAGCCAGGAGGCGTCGTCTGCGGCCTTGCAGCTGTCTCAAGCCCTGGCTTCCGGCAATCTGGCCGGCGACGAACTGCGTTCCCTACGCGAAAACGCGCCCGAGCTAGCACAAGTCATCGCGCGGTCTATGGGCGTCGGCATCGGCGCGCTGAAAGACCTCGGCGCCGAGGGCAAAATCACTGCGGACATCATCATCAACGCCATCCTCGGCGCGGGCGACACCATCGAGGCGAAGTTCAACTCGACCAGCGTCACGGTCGGCCAGGCGCTGACCCAACTGAACAACAACCTAGGGGCCTTCATTGGCCGCCAGGACGAAAGCCTTTCGGCCTCTGATCGACTGGCCCAGGCGATCATTTGGCTCGGAGAGAATCTGGACACGGTAGCGCAGCTTGTCGGCGTCCTCGCGGCGGTCATGGGCACGCGCTTCGTTCTGGCGATGACCGCCGGTAGCGGCTCCATGATAGCCCAGAGTATCGCGGCAGCCCGTCTTATCGCTTTCCAGACCGCAATGACGGCCAGCATGACCGGCGTCACGCGGGCCACCTTGATCTCAACGGCTGCGATGCGGACCTTCACCGCTTCGATTGCTGCAAATCCGGTCGGCGCGCTCATTCTTGCCATCGCGGCCCTGACGACCGGCCTGCTCGCGCTCAAGGCGACGACCGACGATGTCAGTGATGCGCTGGACCGGTCCGGCGAGTTACTGCGGGAATACAAGCAGTCGGCAGACAGCGCGGCTGATGGGAGCCAGAAGTTCGGAGCGGACAGCGCGGGAGCCGTGTCGGGTGTAAACAGCCTGTGCGACGCGACTAGGAACCTCGCCGGCGAAACCCTCAAACTCGCAGACGCCCGCCTTCAGGCCGCCCGAGCGGCCCGGCTAGAGCAGATCGCGTCAAACAGGGCTCTGGCACAGAAGCTGCGCAATCCGGGCATCATTCAGCGCGCCGCTGAGGGCGCCGGGGCCATCAGTCCTTACACGTCTAACGTTGCGAGGGCTGTTCAGGCGGGCCGAGAAGCCGCGGCCGACCGACTGGACCAGATGAGCGCTGAGCTGATGTCTCAAGCCATCGCCATCAGCACGTCACCGACGGCCAGGTTTACGACCGGCGGCGGATCCCTCAACGCTGTCGGGTCCACAGATTCCGGTGGCGGCAAGAAGCCCAAGGGCCCGACCGGCCCGACGCCCGAAGAACTGGCCGCGATGCGAGAAATGCTGCGCCTCCAGGGCCAGCTAGACCTCCAGCGCGCACAGGGCCGCGAAGAAGAGGCTATCGCCACCCAGCGCCAGATCGACCTGATCAATCTGACGCGGCAATACACGGACGCGCAGGTCGAGAACGCCGCCGAAGCGGCGCGGGCGCAGGTCGCCGCTGTTGCCACAGCAGAAGACTCGGCCCGTGGCCTGGCGATCCTGTGGGAGAACAATCAGCGCGCCATGGATGCGCTGTCCGAGGCTTCCCAGCGGGAAAACGCCCTCCTTCTCGACCGGCTGGGCTATGAGGCAGAACTGGCGCGGCTGTCTGGCGACCCCAGGCGGATTGAAGTGGCCGAGCGAGAACTCTTCATCGAAGAGCGGATCAACGAAATCCTGCGGCTCCGGCCGGAACTGACGGCTGCTGCCGCCCGTGCCCAGGCCACCGAGGAAGCTGATGCTCTGAAGTCGGCCGGAATTTCGGGCGAGATGCGCGAAGAGTTCCGCCGCTCGTTCCGCGACGGCATCCGTGCTGCGATTGACGGGGACATGGGCGGATTCTTCGAGAACTTGGCCGACCGCTTCACCGACCGGATGCTGGATAACCTGGCCGACGACCTGTTCAACTTGCTTAGCCAGGCCGCCAAGGGCTTCGCTTCTGGCGGGGGTCAGGGCGGTGGATTCTTGTCATCTCTCCTGTCGTCGTTCGGCAGGCGCGCCACCGGCGGCCCGGTCACGGCTGGTCAGCCCTATATCGTTGGTGAGCGCCGCGCCGAGGTCTTCGTGCCCAGCGTCAACGGCACCGTCCTGCCTAGCGTCAACGCCGCAATGGGCCGGGCCCAGCGCGCGAGCCAGCAGCGCAGTGAACTGCTAATCCGCGTTCAGCCGAACGATGATCGGTTCGACGCCTATGTGGACAGCCGAGCGGAGCCGATGGCCTATCGGGCAGCAGCAGGCGCCGTCGCGGTCAACCAATCCCAGATGCGGACGGCGCAGCGCCGGGTGCGGCAGAGGTTCGTTTGATGGCGGTAGAGATCGTTCTGCCGCGCCGGACGCGGGTTACCATTCGCGAGGTATCCCGCGCTCGCAGCCTCGCGCCGTCGTTCGGCGGCGGGCCCGAAAGCATGATCCAGCGCCTTGGCACGCGCTCGGCCATGTCGATCGATATACCGCCCGTGTCGTCGGGGGCCTGCGGCCCTGCACTCATCGCGGATCTGCTGCGAGCCCGCACCGAGGGTGCTCTTGTGCGAATTCCGGAGCCAAAGCTTCCGGAAAAGGACTACGGCACATCGCTCATCGCCGGGTCTGGCCAGACCGGCTCCAATCTGGTCGTTGGCGGCGTGCCGGCGGGGACAGTCGTGCCTAAGGGCAAGTGGCTCTCGGTCATCATCGCGGGACGTCGCTATGCCTATGTGATCACAGCGGCTGCCACATCGGACGGTGGGGCGCTCGTCACGCTCCCCATCTGGCCAATGATCCGTCGTTCGCCGCCGCACCTGGCTGTGGTCGAGCTTGCCGCTCCTAAAATGGAGGGCTTCGTGCAGGGCGTGGTTGAGCGCGACGTGCAGTCCATCGGCGCGATCTCAGTCGCCTTCACCATCACCGAGCGCGAGTAGTCATGCCCCTGAACGCGTCCCTGGACGCCGCGCTGAAAGGTGCGGCGCCGTTGGTGTGCCTGCTTCTCAAGATCGAGCTGCCGGACCACACCATTCGCATCACCGATGGCGCGGGCCAAGTCGTGTTCGGCGGCGAGACCTACAGCGGCGAGGACGCGGTCTACGGGACGCTGGATCAGGTCGAGACGGTTGCGGAGCAGATCGGCACCGAGGCGCCCAAGGTCCGGTTCGGCTTCCTCCCGGCCTCTCTCGCGGCCCTGGCGTCGATCACCAACCCCGCCAATCAGGGCGCGCCGGTCAGCCTGTGGTTCGCCGCGGTCAATCCTTCAACCGGCCTGCTGATCGGTGATCCTGAACTGCTGTTCCTCGGAGAGCTGGACACGGCGGACACCGAGACCTCGGAGGGCTCGACGCTGATCACCTTCGACGTGGCCTCGGCCTGGGAGCGGCTGTTCGACGCCTCGGAGGGCCAGCGGCTCAACAACACCTTCATTCAGTCAGTCTGGCCCGGCGCCAGGGGCGCGGAGTTCGTGTCCCAGGTCCAGCGCGATCTGCCGTGGGGCTATGACGCGCCGCGACCGGCTGTTGTGCGCGACGGCTACACGGCCGGCGTGCCCGGCAGCGGCGGCAATGGCGCGGGCGGCGGCTGGCGCTATACGGACGTGCCCTACTGATGCGGCCCGAACTCGTCCGCCGCGTCGCTGCGGCCCAGGCCTGCATCGACCGTTTCGCCGGCAAGCCCTACGACTGCGCCAAGAGCCGCGACTGCATCCGGCTCGCCGGTCACGCGCTGCACAAGCTGGGCAAGCGCGTCAGCCTGACGAAGGGGCTTCGCTATTCCAGCGAGGCCGGCGGGGTCAGGGCCATGCGTAAGCTGGGCTTCTCGAACCTGCTGGAGGCGGTGGACGCCGCGCTTGGCGAAGAGAACCGGATTGCCCCGGCGGCAGCCCTGCCCGGAGACATCATCGCGCTGCCGACCGAGGGAGATAACCCTTTCGGCTGCGCGCTGGCGGTGGCAGTCGGAAACGGCCGGGTGATCGGCTTCCAGAACGGTCATGGCGTGGTGGTCCAGCCGCTCCAGTATCTCGCGGCCTGGAGGTCGATCTAATGCCGATGATCGCCGGGGCCGCTGCTGCCGCAGTGACGTGGATTGGTGGAGCCGCAAGCACACTGACCGGCCTTCTCGCGGCTCCTATGGTCGGGGCGCTTGGAGAGGGAGCGGCCATCGCGCTCGCTGGGGGGCTACTGAAGACAACCGCGTTGCTTGGCGCATCCACAGCGCTGAGCGCCCTGACCCAGCCACGCGTCGGCGCTGGCGGCTCGCCCATCGCCTTCAAGGCCGACCCGGCGGCTCCACTTTCGGGCGCCATGGGCCGCACCGGCGTAGGTGGCCGTCAGGTCCACGCCAACGTCTGGGGCAAGTCCAACCTCCTGATCTCGTTCGCCACGGTGCTGAGCCTGGGTCCGATCCAGGCGGTCGACGGCTTCACCGCCAACACCTTCGCGGTGACCTTCCCTGGTGCTCAAGGCCTCGCCGCTCCGGTTGAGCCCTATCGCGACAAGATGTGGCAATCCCGCCGCCTGGGCCTGCCGACCGACGCCGCCCTGCTGCCCCCGACGAACGTGTCCAACGGCTCGCCGGGCATGACCGAATGGACCTCGGCTCACACCCTCCCCCAAATGGCCCAGGTCTTCTGGACCATGCAGAACAACTCCAAGCGGGCGTCGTATGAAAGCGGCGTTCCTCGCCCGCTCTGGACCCTGCTGGGGATGCGGGTCTGGGATCCGCGCCAGGACAGCACCTATCCCGGCGGCTCGGGTGCGCAGCGCCGCGACGACTGGCGCACCTGGACTTACTCGGAGAGCCCCCAGCTTCACGCCCTGGCCTGGGCACGCGGTCACCACAAGCTGAACGCGGACGGATCGATCGACCGGACGAAGCGTCTTGCCGGTGTCGGAGCGCCAGACGCCGCCATCGACATCGACAGCTTTGTCCAGGGCGCCAACATCGCGCAGGCCAATGGCTGGGTCATCTCCGGCGAATGGACGACAGCCGACGACAAATGGCAGGTCCTGGCCTCGATGCTCCAGGCCGGCGGCGCTGTCCCGCTGAACCGCGGCGCGCAGATCGGCTGCATGACCGAGGCCCCGCGTGCGTCGATCCTGACACTGACGGGCGCGGACATCGTGGGCCCGGTGTCGCTGAGCGTCATGGCCAGCCGCCGGGACCGCTACAACACCGTCATCCCGCGCTATCGCTCGGAGACACATCGCTGGGAGCAGGTCGCGGCTGGCGAGGTCACGTCCAGCACTTACCGGACTGAGGACCGCAACGAGCCCCGCACGCGCGAGATCGCCTACAACTACGTCCGGCTGGCGAAGCAGGCTGCGGAGCTTGCCGCCTATGACCTGGCTACGGCGCGGGAGACCCTGCGTGGGTCGATCCCGTCAATGCCCTATATGCTGGGCCTGCGCGCCGGGGACGCCTTCACGGTCTCAGAGCCGGAGCTTGCCCTGAACGGGCAAAAGTTCGTGCTGGAAAAGCGCGCCTTCGACCCGGGGTCCACCATCGTCACGCTGGAGGCCCGCTCGGAGACGGACGGCAAGCACGCGTGGGCTCTGGGCCAAGCCGCGAGCCCCCCGCCGTCGCCTTCTCTCACCCCGCCGGACACCAAACCAGATGCACCGGATGCTGAAGACTGGACCGTCACGCCCCGTCCGCCGGCTGCAGATGGAACGCAGCAGCCCGGCCTGATCATTCAGGGTGAGGTTCTGGACGGCCTGGGGTCTGTGCTGGTCGAGGTCGGCACGTCATCGGAAGGCCCGTGGCAGCAGGTCTACGAAGGCCCGCCGACGTCCGAAATCATCCGCGCTGACGGCCTGACGCCGGGAGCTGCCTATCATGTGGCCATCACCTACCGCTCGGTGCGCGGAACGCCCTCCGACCGCCTGATCCTTGGCCCCTACACCGCCCCCGGCCTCACCTCCGGCGGCACTACGGTCCCGACCGATGGCGTGAACCGGGTTCCCCTGTCCAACTTCGAACGGAACCTGTTCGGATGGGGTTTAGGCTTCAACTCAAGCGGCCTTCCCGTTGGGATTGACCGGGCCGAGGCAGAGGGCCGCCGATACATCGCGACCTCGACCACGTTTACTGCAGCGGGCCAGGTTTATGCCTTCGGCTCCACCAAGGCGTTCAGGGTGGCGGGCGGCGAGCGTCTGTCCTGCCAGATGGGCGTCAACACCTATGGCGTGGGTACGCTTTACGCCGCGGTTGTCTTCTTCGACCCCGATGGGGACTACATCGGGACGGCGTATTTCGGCTTCGCAGGCCCTCTGACGCCCTATGGCGAGCAGCTGGCCGGCTTCATCGTGGCGCCGGTGAACGCGCACACCGCTGTAATATTCGCGGATGTGCACTCGACCGGCGCGGGCTTTGGCGGCGGGCTGATCATCGAGCCCATGGTCTCGGGCGCCAATGCCGGTCAGACCGAACACCCGCCCTATACGACCGGCCCCATCGACCTGACCGAACAAATTCAATGGATCGACGACACTGGCCGCATCCGTGACGGCCGGGGGCTGCCGATCAACGCCGCCGGGGGCGCCGGCATCGTCCTGAGCCCCCGTCAGACGCTCTATCCCTGGACACCACCTCATACGGCCATCCGCGTCGTCTCCCACACCGCGACCCTTGTCGGCGGCTACGTCATCACCAACCCGTCAGCCTATGTGACCGGGCTCTCTGCGGACACGACCTACGCCGTGTTCAGGGATCTGGTCGCTGGCACCTATCTGCCGATCAGTAGCGACACCGCGCCCTACATGACCTCGCCGGATCGCTACCTGTTCCTGGGCACGCAGACCACGTCGGTTGACGCCTCGGGCACCTATACGCCGCCTGATGGCCCCCCGCCGGGCGGCGGTGTGATCCCCGGCGCGCCCTCCCTGACCCCGGAGACACCGTGATGGAAGACGTCACCGATCAATTCGACGACGTGAACGAGTACGACCGCCTGTTCCGCACACCGCAAGGCTACCTGGCTAAGGTGCGTGTCGAGGACATCAGCGCCAATCCAACGGTCGTCTCGTTCAAGGTCACCGGATCATGGGCGGACGACGCTACTGGCAAGGCCAAACCGTTCGGACAGGCCTGGTTCATCGTGGAGCCGCATGAGGTGACAGCCCGGCCGGACACGCCGGTCGATCTGCCGGCCCTGATCGAAGATGCGCGGGAGCGTGTCGCCCTGCGCGTTGAAGCTGCTGCTGTGAACCACGAGGCGGTCTGTTCCCTCCCCGGCGTCAAGGCGAAGGCTGTAGCCAACCCGTCTCAGCCGGCCCCGATGGCCCCACCCGGACCGCTGGTCCTGACCTGATCGTTCTGGAGGCGACCTCGCCTTCATCGCCGTGCTGCTGAACCGCACACGAGACTGAACCCCGGCCCAGCCGGTCCCCTGAACCCATCGCATAGGAGCCGAGAGCCCTCACGCCGACCGCGTTCGCCTCTTCTTCGACCGGCTAGGGTCAGGTGGAGAGAAGAGCTCGCTATCAGCCCAACCCCGGCGGCGACGAAGAGAAATCAAAAGGGGATCCAGGCCAGTTTTCTCGGCAGCCTCTGCAATCGTGACCCGGCGACCTCCCAGGTTGACCAAGGCGCTGGATCGCCGGTTTCGTGCTTGTTCGGTCCTTGTTGCCCAGCGACAATTTCCCCGCTCGTAATCGCCGTCGTTGTCTATGCGCTCGACAGAATAACCCGGCCCTGGCCTTGGGCCCATGTCGGCAATGAAGTTTGCAAAATCCGCTCGCCATTCTGGGCTGATGGAGATTCCTCTTCCGCCGTAACGTTCATACGATTTTACGTTCGGGTTCTCGCATCGGGACAGAATGTGTCGATAGCTCCGATACTCTGGCGAGCCGTGCCAGCCGTGCCGATGGTTTCGGCCTGCTACGAGTGTTTCATGTCCTAGGCACCCGCAACTGCGAACCCGACCGGTCTTGAGCAAAGAACTGCTCGTCAGCTTCACCTTCCCGCAGTCGCACCGACAAGAATAGTACCGATATTTGTCGCGGGCTTCTCTTGGCCTGGGCGCCAGGCTTTCCACAACCAACCGACCGAACCTCTGGCCCTCAAGGCCAGGCCAACGCCCTATGGAGACAGAAATGGCATCGCTCATCTTCAACTCGTTCTTCGACGATCTTGCTCGCGGAAACATTAACCCATCGGCAGATACGTTCAAGGTCATGCTGGTCACATCGGCCTATACCGAGAACAAAGACACCCATCTCAAACGGTCGGACGTGACCAACGAGGTGACCGGAACCGGCTATACGGCTGGCGGCCCCACCACGACGGTCACGATCACCAAGGACACGACCAACGACCGGCTGAACGTCGAGATCGGCGCCTTCTCTCTGTCCAACACGACCCTGACCGCTCGCAAGGCCGTCATCTACAAGGCGCGGGGCGGTGCAGCTTCTGCCGACGAGCTGGTGGCTGTCATCGACAACGGCTCGGACCTGGTTTCGTCCAACGGCACCTTCGCCTGGGGCGCCTCGACCATCCGCATCCAGAACTAAGCCTGCCGCGCGGGGCCTGACCCATGCCCACCGTCTCCTACGGCATAGCGACGACCGCCGACGACGCATTAACAATCCCCGGCGTCGCGAACAGCGACACCGGGCTGTTGTTTGGGGAAATTGGCGGGGCGTCTTCGACAGGCGCCGTGCGTTTTCTCGGCGTCGCTATCTCCCCTAGCGACACAATCCTAAGCGCAGAAATCACCTTCACGCGCGAGGCCGTCAGCCAGCTTGGCCTTTCCCCCATCAGCAACGGGACGAACGCCGGGAAGCTGCACGGCGTCAAGGTCGCAAACCAAGGCTCGCTCCCGGCGGACCTGACGACGCTTTCCAAAACGACCGCCTCGACCACCATCGTCCCAGGCGTGACGGTCGTTGTCGATGTGCTGGCGGCGGTTCAGGAAATCCAGGCGCTATCGGGCTGGGCTTCCGGCAACGCGATGGCGTTTGTTGGTGACCCATCGACCGCCCCGGCCGCCAACTACATAGAGTTCTACGACCGAAACCGGTCATCGACCCTCTGCGCTCAACTCTCGATCACCTATGAGGCCGGCGGCCCCGATGAGACGCCCCCGACGATCACGAGCACGGCCGATGCGACGGTCTATGAGGGAGATGGCTTCGCGCAGACCCTGACCGCGAACGAGACGGTCACCTGGGCCATCGTGGGTGGGGCGGATGCGGCTCTGTTCAGCCTGTCGGGCGCCGTGCTGTCCCTGCCGGAGCAGCTCTACCTGTCGCCGGCCGATGCGAACGCCGACAACGTCTATGTCGTCCAGGTCCAGGCCGAGGATGCGGCCGGCAACCTGTCGACCATCCAGACCAAGAACATCACAATCGAGCAGGCTCCCCTCGTCCGCTGGATCGGAGGGGCCAGCGGGACGAACACCGCCACCCTGCCGCCCCACAAGGCCGGGGACGCCATATTCGCCGCCGCCTTCCGGGACGGCTCGGCCACGCTCCCGACCCTGCCCAGCGGCCAGAACTGGTCTTCGATCCTGGCCCCGACCGGCGCGAACACGTGCTCGGCTCGCGCTGCCGGGAAGATCGCGGCTTCATCTGGAGAGGCGGTCGGCACCTTCACCAACGCCACGACGGTCGATGTCGGCATCTGGCGTCCCCGGCCGGGCTACACCCTCTCGTTCGGCGCTGCGGCTTCCGCCTCGGGCTCCAGCACGACGGTCAGCTATCCGGCCCTGACGCTACAGGACACGAGCGGAAGTAGCTGGGTCATGGGCTGGGCCGGGCATCGCAGCGTCAACACGACGCTGGAGACGCCTCCCACGGGGATGACCAACCGCCTGACCACGGTGGACGCGACCGACGAGACGGCGCTGCACGACACCAACGGCGGGGTGTCTTCGTGGTCGCTTCAGACCCGCTCGGTTGGGGGCACGTCGTCGGGCTGGTTCGGCTTCACAGTCGAACTGAAGGCCGCATCAGCAGGCGGGGCGAACGCCTCGGCCTCGGGCCAGACGCAGACCGCCACAGCCAGCCTCATCGCGGGTGGGGCCTCGGCACAACGGAACGTCTCTGCGGCCGGACAGACCCTGACGGCGACCGCTTCGCTGATCGCCGGGAGTGCGAGCGCCACCCGCGCCGTCTCGGCAGCCGGGCAGACGCTGGCGGCTACAGCATCCCTGACGGCGGGCGCGGGCTCCGCTGTTCGGTCGGCAACTGCTGAGGGGCAAGTCGTCACTGCGACGGCGACTCTCTCGGCTGGCGCGGCTTCTGCATCGCAGACCGTAGAGGCGACCGGCGTCACGATCACCGCTTCCGCCTCGCTCATCGCGGGCGCCGGGAGCACTGGACAGAGTGCAAGCGCACCCGGCGTCATTCTGACGACCTCCGCAACCCTGATGGCTGGCCAAGCCTCCACCGGTTCTCTGGCGCTTGGCCAGGAACTGCAGGCCAGCGCATCACTGACCCCTGGCGCTGGGTCTGCGTCAGGCCAGACGACGGGCGCGGGCCAGGTCCTGTCCGTCTTCGCCAGCTTCATCCCTGGCGTGGCCTCGGTCACGCGGTCGGCCGCGGGGACGGGTCAAACCCTCGCTGCCACAGCCGCCCTGATCCCTGGCGCCGCCGGCGGCTCTGCATCGGCGGCGGGCCAACTGCTGATCGCGTCGGCCTCCATCCTGCCCGGCCCCGGCTCAGCCACCCGCAATGCGTCTAGCCCGGGCGTTCAGATCACGGCATCGGCCTCACTCATCCCCGGCGAGGCCGAGGCCGTCAGGAACGTGCTCGGTTCCGGTGCGCTGCTGTCCGCCTTGGCGAGCCTGACGCCTGGGTCAGCCCAAGCTTTCATCGGCACGGAAACGCCGCCTGAGCGCCGCCTGAGCGCCACCTATCAGTCCAGGGCTGTCCTCGCTCACCAGCAGGATCGCAGCCTCTCCAGCGCCCTTCAGGACCGTGAGATGGCCGCGACAGACCAGAACCGCGCCCTGACCGCGCAACTCCAGACACGAAGGTTCACCGCATGACGGATCCACTGGTGCGCTACGGCCCTGACAAATACGCCGATGAGGTCCTCGACTACACCTTCGACTGGACGAACCGCCTCAAAGACGCGGCCGGGACTGTGGTCGACAGCATACCCGACGACGGCGTTTCGCTGAGCGAGAGCGATCCGCTGGTCGAGGCCGACCGGATCACCACGACCGACAACGTCACGACCTTCTGGGTCAATGCCGGCGGCCGGGTCGGCTTCCCCCTTCGCATCAACCTTCTGGCGACCTCTGCGGCCGGCCGCGAATACGGCGTGCAGATCGTCATCCCGATCAGGGCTCGCCCATGACCGCTTTGCCGTAGGCGTGGGGTCAGCGCCGCAGGTCAAAAAGCGTATGCGCGGCTGCGACCGCCAGAGCCAGAAGCGAGACGACCGTGGCGGGGCTGAGTGCGTCCATGGCGTCCAGAGCGCCTGCCGCCACCTTCGGTTCCTGACCGCCGCCCTCCCAGGGCTTCCGTAACGACTGTTTCCTGTGGAGGGGCGGATGTTCCTTGAGTTCATGCGCGCGGTGCTGGTCACGCCCGCGTTCTGGGGCCTGTGCGGCGGCCTGCTGTCGGGTCTGCACGGGGTGATCAGCGCCTATTCCGCCAAGGCGGGATCGCCCGACGCGCATCAGAAGGCGTGGCTGCGCCTGCTGTTCGGCCTGATCGCCGGGCCGATCGTGGCCGAGGCTCTGACGCAGCCCGTCATCCTGGCCGTGATGCCCGTGCTCGACATGCGCGGGGTCGCCCTGGTCCTGGGCTGGACCGCCACCAATGATCCGCGCGGCCTGTTCGCCATCGGTCAGCGCATCCTCAAGGCCGCCTTGAACCAGGAGGGCAAATGATGGGCAACGCCATCGCTGTAGTCGCAGGGCTGATCTGGATGGGGTCCGGCATGATCCTGCTCGAAATCTCGCGCCTGCTCGGGCCCGCCTTCGACAAGGTGAAGACCGTGCCCTGGGGCTGGCGTGCGCTGACGTGGGCGGCGGCCGTCATCTTCTTCATCCGGGGGGTGTCGCTGTTGTTCCCGGGCCAGCTGATCGAGACCAGCGGCGTCAGCTATGTCGCCCCCGTCACGGCGCTGGCCGTCGCCGGCGTGACCCTGGCGCTGCTGAACTGGATCATGGCCGACCGCAACCCGCCGCCGCTGACGGTGCAGATCATGCGGCTGGCCGCCCTGCTCGGGCGCGACGGGCTGGTTAAGTTCGCGGCGATGAACGTGCCGCCGGCCGGCGCTGCGGATCTGCCCCCGGTCGATGAGCCCAAGGGGCGGCGGCGCTGGCGATTGACGGTGCTGTCCGGCGCCTTTGCGCTGATCGCAGCCGTCGTCGTCTTCCTGGCCGTGAACAGCTGGGCGGCGCCGTAGAGCCGGCGGCGGCCCGGCCTCCGAGGGGGCAGTGAAAGAGGTGGCCGGGCCGCCTGCTGGCGAGCACACCAGCCCCTGAACCTTAGCGCCGCGCCCTTCGGCGCCAACCCCCTGCGACAATCTGGAGACTGCCCATGACCACGCGCGCGGCCCTCGCCGCTGCGGTGCGCTCGTTCGCGCCCGGCGGCAAACTGCAGACTGCCCACATCCCGGCGCTGAATGCCCTCGCGGACGCCCTGGGGCTGCCACAGGACGGCGAAACCGCCCGACCCCTCATCGATGCCGCCAAGTTCGCAGCATGGGCTCCACGGGCCGTTTCTGGGGCTCGGGAGGCATTGGAGGCCGCCGCCCGCAGGCACGGCCTGACCGATCGCCTCGTCCTGGCGCACTGGCTGGGCCAGAACCACCACGAGTCCGCTGGCTTCTCCCGGCTCGAAGAGAACCTGAACTATTCGGCCGTCCGCATGACCCAGGTCTGGCCCTCGCGCTTCCCGACCGTGGCTTCTGCCCAGCCTTTCGCCAACAATCCGCAGGCCCTGGCGAACAACGTCTATGGCGGGCGCATGGGGAACACCCGGCCCGGCGACGGCTGGCTGTTCAGGGGGCGCGGCTTCAAGATGATCACCGGCGCCGACAACTACCGGGCGCTGGGCTACTATGATCGGCCCGACGCCCTGCTGGACGTGCGAGAGGCGGCGGACGCCTCGGCTCTGTTCTTCGTCTCGGCCGGCGGCGTTGCTCTCGCCCGTGCCGACGACATCACTGGCCTGTCCCGCAAGATCAACGGCGGCCTGATCGGCCTTGATGACCGGAAGGCGCAGACGGCCCGCGCCAAGCAGGTGGTGGCATGAACCTCTTTCGCGCCATCGCCCCCGCCGGATGGGCCGCGCTCGCGCTGCTGGTCTTCCTGGCCGCCGTCCTCTTCTGGTTCGCCCTAGACGCCCGCAACGACGCCCGGCGAGCCCAGGCAGGCCAGACCCTTGCCGAAGGCCGAACGGCCGCTGGAGCGGACGCCAGCGCCATCCGCGACCGGGCCGACGCTCGAAACAACCAGATAAGCACCACCACGAAGGAGACGACCGATGCGATCCGCAACGCGCCTGACGATGCTTCTGCCGGCAATGCTGGTCTTAGGGGCCTGTGCCAGCTCTATCCAGGTCACGACCCCCGCTGTCGGGTGCTCATCTCTAATCCCCCAGCCGTGGACTGAACCTGTCCCGCCCCCCGCCTTTCCGCAGGACACCGCCAGCGTCAGGGACTGGCAGGTCTATGGCGTGCAAGCCACGGGCGGACTGGCCACGGCGAACGGCCGGACGCAGGACGTGATCGCCGTAGTGCGCTCGTGCGAGGAGCGGGACGCGAGGGCTGTGGCGAAAATCACGCGCCCTTGGTGGCGCAGGTTGGCTTAGGCTCGCTGCGATGGTGTGGCCAGCGCTCGCTCCGCGCTCCAGCCCCTCGCCAGCCTCTGGCGAACAAGATCGGCTGACACACCCTGTTGCCGACACGCGTCCCGCAAGGACACTGTCCGCCCCTGAACACTGATGTGCGTCGTCACCCGGCGATTGGCGCTCTGCTCCAAAGCAGTAGCCCATCTGCAGTTTTCGGGGCTGTATGGGCCATCATTGTCAATCCGGTCCAGCGAGTGGTTAGCGCTCGGCCTTTGGCCCATATCGCGAAAAAACTGGGCCGGGTCATTTCTCCAAGCGTCGCACATGACGATCCCCCGTTGGCCATAGCGTGGGTACGATCGATCAGTCGATGTGTGGCATCGCCGGCGGGCGGCGAGCCAAGCGGCATATTCGGCCCGGTGGCTTTCGGAGAGTCCGTGACTGGTGCGCTTTTGCTGGTTGTAACAGCCGCAGCTAACCGTGCGGCCGGACCTGAGATGCGTGCCCCACACTTCTCGCTCCAAGCCGCACTCACAGAGGCAGCGCCACTTTGGGCGGGACGCGGGAACCCGACCTAGAACGGTCAGGCGTCCGAATTTGAGGCCCATGAGATCATCGGCAACGCATCGAGGCATGGAGGCGACTATGACCAGCACACCCAGCAATTGCAAGTTATCAGTGGCGGTCGTGAGGGCCTGCGAGGCCCGCGACGCGGCGGCGGTGCGACAGATCGAGCGCAGTTGGTGGCGCCGCCTCTTGCCTGGCTAGATGACGTCGGCATTACCGACGCCATGCGTCGAGCCTCCCGGCTCCGCTCCCGCCCGCTCCGGTTCGCGCCGGGGCGGGCGTTTCTGCGTTCAGGGCCTCGAGATGATCGTATGCGTCTTCCTGACGATGGTCGGGTCTCCACTCCATTCGACCGCGCACCACTCCACCACGGCTATCGCGGCCATCAGCGGAGGGGCGGCGCCTGACGACGGGTTGAGCCCCACAGTCAGCCTCTGAAGGTCGCGGTGGATGGCCTTCAGCTTGGCCAGATCGTCCAAGGTGATCTGGCCCTTGAGCTTCGTCCTCATGCGCGGAACGCCACGACAGACCCACGCTGGCCAAGGCAGAAGGCCGACCAGGCTTCCATGAGCGCCCGCCGCTTCTCGATGGCTTCCCCGCGCCGGTAGGCCCGTCGCACGGCTGAACCGACCACATGGGCCAAGGCTTCTTCGCTCACCTCGTCGGGGAAGTTGGTGCAGTCCATAGCCCAATCCTTGAAGGCCGACCGGAAGCCGTGCGGGGTGGCGTCGTTCACGTCGAGCTTCCGCATGACCATGGCCAGCGCCATGTCGGACAGCAGCCCTTTGGCGCCGGGAAAGATCAGGCCCTGCCGCAGGACTGGCGACACGCTCTCCAGCACCGCCATAGCGCCGGGCGACAGCGGCACGCGGTGCTCTCGCTCGGCCTTCATCCTTTCGGCGGGTATCACCCAGATATCGCCCTGAATCTCTTCCCAGGTGGCGCCGCGGATTTCGCCGGATCGGGCAACGGTGAAGATCAGGAACCGCAGCGCCTCGGCCGAGATGCTGTCCCGCGTCGCCAAGGCCTTCAGGAAGTCGGGCACGTCCCCGTAGGGCATGGCGGCATGGTGGCCCTTCTTGCGCCTGGTGCGAGACAGCAGGTTGTCCAGGTGACCCCGCCAGCGGGCCGGGTTCTCCCCTTCCCGGAGCCCCCGTGCCTTGGCGGCGTCCAGCACCCGCTCGATGCGCGCGCGGATCCGGGTCGCGGTCTCTGGGCTCTTGGTCCAGATCGGTCGAAGAGCGGAAAGGACGGCCTCGGTGTCGATCGCTGAGACGTCGGCCGACCATAGCGCCGGAGCATGCTGTTTCAGCGAGGCTTCCCACTGCGGCCGCTGCTTTGGTGAGCGCCAGCCCTTCTCCAGCTCGTCCAGAAGGTCGGAGGCCACGCCGGAGAAGGTGTGATCGGCGGCTGGCGCCATGGCCGCGCGGCGAGCCGTGATAGGATCGGCGCCAGCTTTCAGAGCCGCGCGGGCTTCCTCAGCGGCTTGGCGGGCCTGGGCCAGCTTCACGACCTCGGCCGAGCCAAGGCCCATCTCGCGCCGCTTCTTGAGCCGGTAGTAGATGAAGACCCAACGCCGGGAGCCGGTCTGGTCAATCCGCAGATAGAGCCCTTGGCCGTCGGCAAACAGGCCGGGATCGCGCATGGCGCCCACCTGCTTCCAGTTCAGCCGATTGATGGGGCGCAC